AATAAAGAGAGAACCATGAAAGAAGATACAGCAACTGAAATTAAAATAGGCATTGAGTCTTTAAAGAAAGATGTAGAAAATGTTAATAATATTCAAGGCCGTTTAGATACGGCTATTGATAAATTAACAGATGTTTCCACATCTATAAAATCTATGCTGGCTGTACACGAGGAAAAAATTCAAAGACAAGAAAAGATAGACGAAGTTATTTTTGATAAACTCAAAGATAGAGCAGATGAAATATCTGAAGTTTATAGAGAATTAAAGAGAGATATAGAAACAAGCGAGAAAAGACTACTCATTGAAATCAAAGGTTTGAAGATAGATATAGGTGGTAGAGTTGGCATGCTAGAGCGATATAAATGGCTTATAATGGGTGGTGCGATAGTCCTAGGGTGGATACTATCAAAGAACTTTATGCCAATAGTACATATGATGGCCTCAAATTAGGGTTGACTTTTTTACATAAGTATGGTATATTAGTATTTGTGTTATGTCCAGTTATATTGATCTAAAATTTATATCCAATCTAAAAAGCAGGCTAAGTCAATTCAAACAAAAGAATGACTACTTGTTTAATTTTCGTTGTCCACACTGTGGTGATTCGAAAAAATCAAAATTAAAATCTAGAGCATATTTGTATAGAGTAAAAAATGATATGTTCTTTAAGTGCCACAATTGTGGCCAGGGTCAAAACTTGGCAAATTTTATCAAGTCAATTGATCCAAAAATGTATTCTGAATATCTATTAGAAAGATATAAGAAGTCGGCTCCAGCGACACCGAAGCCCGATATGTTTGACTTCAAACCTGTGTTTGAAGAAACTAATATTATAACTGATTTGAAAAGTATTACGAAATTAGATGATGAACACCCAGCCAAAAAATATTGTATCAACAGAAAGATACCTGTTGAATTTTTTGATAAGTTATACTTCTGTGATAAATTTGGTGAGTTAGTAAACAAAGTTAAACCTAAGACTTTTAATACTAAACAAGATCACCCAAGATTAGTTATACCCTTTTACGACACTACAGGAAAAATATTTGCTTTCCAAGGTCGTGCTTTTGGCAAAGAACAACCAAAGTATCTAACGGTAAAATTAGATGAAAACAAACAAAAAGTTTATGGTTTGGAAAGAGTCAATTTTCAAAGACAGGTATATATCGTTGAAGGTCCGATTGATAGTTTATTTGTTGATAATTGTCTGGCTGCTGCTGGCGCAGATTTAGTTTTAAAAAACAAAATTAAGAATGAAGAAGTCACATATATATTTGACAACGAACCAAGAAACAAAGAAATTATAAAGCGTATGTATGATGTTGTTGAAAAAGATTACAACTTGGTAGTGTGGCCAGAAGATATGCGACATAAAGACATTAACGATATGATTATAGCAGGGTTGACAAAGACGAAGTTATCTGATATTATACATACTAACACATTTTCAAAACTATCCGCATTAACAAAACTTAACGAATATAAAAAGATATAGGAGACCAATGGCCGAGAATATAAATGTAATAAAAAGAGGTGAACGAGGCAAAGAGCCATTGAACATTGAGAAAATACACGAGATGGTAGAGTATGCTGTTGAAGGTATATCAGGTGTTTCATCATCTCAGGTGGAGATGAAAAGCGGTCTTCAATTTATAGATAATATTACAACAGATGATATTCAACAAATCCTTATCAAATCAGCAGCAGACTTAATTGATTTAGATAATCCAAACTATCAATATGTTGCGGCAAGACTATTACTTTATAGTTTAAGAAAAAAAGTTATTGGTAAACTTTGGGACCACCCACATTTGTTTAGCCATGTGACTTCAGCTGTTGAGAAAAAATTATACGACAAAGAACTAATAGAAAAATATCAAAAGAAAGATTTTGATAGAATGGAAAACTGGTTAAACCACGAGAGAGATTACACTTTCACATACGCTGGTTTAAGACAAGTAATTGACAAGTACCTAGTACAAGATAGAAGTAATGGCGAGATACATGAAACACCACAATTTATGTATATGATGATTGCCGCATCTGTCTTTATGAACTATCCAAAAGAAAAGAGAATGACTTATGTTAAAAAATACTATGACGCAATTTCACAATTTAAAATCAATATTCCAACACCAGTTATGGCGGGTGTCAGAACTCCTCTTAAACAGTATGCAAGTTGTGTTCTCGTTGATACTGATGATACTTTACCTAGCATTTTTTCTAGTGATATGGCTATTGGAAGGTATGTTGCGCAAAGGGCTGGCATTGGTATTAATGCTGGTAGAATACGAGGTATCAATGCGAGGATACGAGGAGGTGAAGTACAACACACCGGCGTTATTCCTTTCCTTAAAAAGTTTGAAGCAACAGTCAAGTGCTGTACTCAAAATGGAGTACGAGGTGGTTCGGCTACTGTTCACTTCCCTATTTGGCACCAAGAGATAGAAGACATTATTGTTTTAAAGAACAACAAAGGTAGTGAAGATAATAGAGTTAGAAAATTAGATTACTCTATACAAATTTCAAAACTATTTTATGAAAGATTTATCAACGAAGAAGAAATAACTTTATTCTCACCACACGAAGTACCAGAGCTATATGAAGCTTGGGGTACACCAGAGTTTGATGATCTGTACTTAAAAGCAGAAAGAAAAATTAGTGTAAAGAAAAGAAAGATAGCAGCACAAGGATTATTTTTTGACATACTAAAAGAAAGAGCAGAAACAGGTAGAATTTATATTATGAATATAGACCACTGTAATACTCACTCATCATTTAAAGATATAATTAGAATGTCAAATTTATGCCAAGAGATAACTTTACCAACAGATCCTATTCAACACATTGACGGAGAAGGCGAGATTGCTTTATGTATTCTATCTGCTATCAATGTAGGTACAGTGGATAAAAGAGATGAACTAGAAGAACTATGCGAACTAGCAGTTAGAGGTTTAGATGAAATTATTGACCATCAAAAGTATCCAGTTAAAGCAGCAGAGATTAGTACAAAAGCTAGAAGAAGTTTAGGTATAGGTTATATTGGTCTTGCTCACTATCTAGCTAAAAAAGGTTATTCATATGAACAAAAGATGGGTTGGAAACAAGTTGATAAACTTACTGAAGCATTTCAATATTATCTATTAAAGGCAAGTAATATTTTGGCTAAAGAAAAAGGCGCTTGTGAATACTTTAATAGAACAAAATATTCAGATGGTATCTTACCAATAGACACTTACAAGAAAGAGGTAGACGAGGTTGTGACCAGAAGTCTAACTTATGATTGGGAGTGGTTAAGGAAAGAAATTAAAGAGCATGGATTAAGACATAGCACACTCTCTGCTCAAATGCCATCTGAATCTTCTAGTGTGGTTTCAAATGCTACTAACGGTATTGAACCACCTAGAGATTATTTAAGTATTAAGAAATCTAAAAAAGGTCCATTGAAACAAGTGGTACCAGACTATAAGAAATTAAAAAATAACTATACTTTACTATGGGATATGAAATCAAACGAGGGTTATATCAATGTAGTAGCAGTAATGCAAAAGTATTTTGACCAAGCAATAAGTGGTAATTGGTCATACAATCCTGAACACTTTGAAGACAACCAAGTACCATTATCACAAATGGCACAAGATTTATTAACGACATATAGATTAGGTTGGAAAACATCTTATTATCAAAATACATATGATAGTAAAAAAGATATTGACGAGCCTGCACACCCAATAGGTTTCACAGATAATGTACCAGAAGGACCGGGCAACGAAGATGAGGATCCAGAGAACTGTGATTCTTGTACAATCTAAGGAAGTATAAATAAAACGCTATGGCTAGATCAGTATTCAACAAAAGTAAAGATGTCAGTTTTTTAAAGCAACCAATGTTCTTTGGAGAGGACTTGGCTGTACAAAGATATGATTCAATGAAGTATCCTATCTTTGATAAACTAACTCAACAACAACTTGGTTTCTTTTGGAGACCTGAAGAAGTATCTTTACAAAAAGATAGAAACGATTACCAAGAATTAAGACCAGAACAGAAATCAATCTTTACATCTAATTTAAAATATCAAACTATGTTAGATAGTGTACAAGGTCGTGGTCCATGTTTGGCATTCTTACCATTTGTATCATTACCAGAATTAGAGGGTTGTATAGTGACTTGGGACTTTATGGAAACAATCCATAGTAGGTCTTATACATACATCATTAAGAACTTATATTCTAATCCAAGTGATGTATTTGATACTATTCTCAAAGACGAGAAGATAGAAAAGAGAGCACAATCAGTCACAAAAAATTATGATGATTTAATTGCGATAGGTCACAGATGGCATTTAGATAGAACTAAAGTTGACGAGTATGAATTAAAGAAAAAGTTATGGAAAGCTTTAGTGACTGTAAATATATTAGAGGGTTTAAGATTTTATGTATCATTTGCTTGTAGTTTTGCTTTTGGTGAATTAAAACTATTAGAAGGTTCAGCAAAAATTATATCTTTTATTGCTAGAGATGAAAGTCAACATTTGGCCATATCTCAAAGAATAATAAACAATTATAGAGATATTGAAAAAGATAAAGTAATGGACAAAGTAATTAAAGATACTGAAAAAGAAGTTTATACAATGTATGATGACGCAGTAGGAGAAGAAAAAAGATGGGCAACTTATCTATTTTCTCAAGGTTCTATGATAGGACTATCAGAAAAGTTATTACATCAATTCGTAGAATACACAGCTAATAGAAGAATGAAAGCAATTGGTTTAAAACCTGCTTATGACCAAAAGACTAATCCATTACCATGGACAGACCATTGGTTAAATAGTAGAAGCTCACAAAACGCACCACAAGAAACAGAGATTGAATCATATGTTATTGGTGGTATCAACCAAGATGTGAAAAAAGACCAGTTTAAAAAATTTAAATTATAATGATTGAAACAAGACAAAAGACCTGTTCTAGCTGCGAAACTAAATACTCTATACAATGGGACATTGAGGTACAAGACCTTGAGCCATTGACTTGTCCATTCTGTGGACACGAAGTAGAGGAAGTGACTAGTGATGATGGAGAAGAAACAATCTGGACAAACGAATCTGAAGACGATAGTTGGAATTGATTATAGTTTAACAAGTCCAGCAATTTGTATAACAAATGATTTTGTATTTGAGAATAGTAAATTTTTCTATTTGACAAACAAGAAAAAATATATTGGTAAAATGAGTTATAATATTTTTGGTTTTGAACATATGGAATACGATACACCTATTCGTAGATTTAGTCAAATATCTGATTGGACATTTGACACAATTAATCAAACAATAAATTCACACTTAAAAGTTTTCATTGAAGGCTACTCGTTTGGCTCTAAAGGTCAAGCAGTATTTCAAATTGCTGAGAACTGTGGTATACTTAAATATAAATTACAGACAATGGATATAGATTATGATACAGTTGTACCAAGTGTAGTTAAGAAAGGCGCATCTGGAAAAGGAAACGCCGATAAAGAATTAATGTATGAATCGTTTAGTAAAGAAACTAATACCGATTTAAAAAAGATATTTGATACAACAAAGATAGGTAATCCTGTATCAGATATAGTAGATAGTTATTATGTAGCAAAAGTTGGTTATGAAAATTCTAAAAGCAAATAAAACAATTAAAGGTTATACTACACAATCGGTTAATGTAAATGACCTAGCATACGGACATAGTGTTATAGATGCATTAGGTTATGAAAAGCTTGTAGAAAGAATTGAGAAAGATGGTATGGTATGGCCATTGATAGTAAATGACAATTTAATTAAGTACGGAAACAAAAGACTACTATATGCCAGAGTATATGGATATGATTTAGTTGATTGTGTTTTTGAAACTAATATAAGTAGTTTAGATAAACTAGGTGATATGACAAGGATCAAATGAAAAAGGCGATTATAACAGGAGTGACAGGACAAGACGGTGGTTATCTAGCGAAACTACTACTTGATAAAGGATACAAGGTATACGGCGCTCAGAGGCGTAATACAGGTAATAGATATTGGCGTTTAGATGAACTAGGTATTACAGACAAGATTGAGTTTGTGGATATAGATTTAGGCGAACCATACAATATAGAGAAAGTTATTGAAAAAGTACAACCAGATGAATTTTATAATCTGGCAGCACAATCATTTGTAGGTTTATCATTTGAACAACCACAAGTCACTACTATAACAAACTCTCTAGGTGTACTAAACATATTAGAAGTAATAAGAAATAAGTTTCCTAAAATAAAATTCTATCAAGCTTCAACATCAGAGATGTTTGGTAAGGTACAAGAAACACCACAAAAAGAAACAACAAGATTTCACCCTCGTAGTCCATACGGAGTTGCTAAAGCATATTCACATTACTTAACACAAAATTATAGAGAGAGTTATGGTCTCTTTGCTTGTAGTGGTATTTTATTTAACCACGAAAGTCCAATGAGAGGTGAAGAATTTGTCACTAGAAAAATTACAAAAGGTTTAGTAGAATATACAAAGAATGGTAAAGTATTAGAATTAGGTAATATAGAATCATATAGAGATTGGGGTCACGCTGAAGATTATGTTGAAGCGATGTGGTTAATGCTACAACAAGATGAACCAGAAGATTTTGTTATATCAACAGGTAAGACAATTCAAATAAAAGATTTTATAGTAAGATGTTTAGATGAACTACAAATAGCTTATGAATTTAATGGACATGAAGTAATAGATGTACATACTAGAGAACATATAATTAAAACAAATCCTAAATTTTTTAGACCAGCAGAAGTAGATTTACTTGTTGGTGATAGTACAAAAGCAAAAGAAAAGTTATTGTGGCGACCTAAACATACACTAGAAACATTAGTTAGAGATATGATAAAAGAAGATTTGAGAAGATGGAAAAGTTAATCTGGACAGACGAAGATAAATTCTTCATCACTACATTTAATAAAAGATTGTATGATGATTACGCATATAAGTTTTTACAAACATATGCTGAAACAAAACAAACAATCAAAATGATTTGTTATGTAGAAGAAGATTATCAATATCCTAATTACGCTGGTATAACTTATGTAAATATACTAAAAGAGATGCCAGAACTAGTTGCGTTTAAAGAAAGACATAAAGACAAAGTATGGAATGATGACAGTGACTTCTTACAAAACGCAGTAAGATTTTCACATAAAGTATTCGCACAATACCATGCAAGTAAACTAGGTAAAAAGTTTATGTGGTTAGACGCAGATAATATCTTTATGAAAGAGATACCAAATAATTTTATGGATACTTTTATTCCAGATGATAAGTTTATTACTTTTTATGGTAGAGATCATTATACTGAATGTGGTGTTATAGGATTTAATTGTAAAGACGAAGATAGTAAACAATTCTTTGATTTATATTTAAGTCATTATACAGAAGACAAAATTTGGAACATGGTAAATAAAACTGATTGTCATGCTTTAGACAATACTAGAAACATGATTAAACCAAAAGAAAGAAACAAAGCTGATGGCCATGGGGGTCATATCATAGCTAGAGATAAAGAAATTAACCCTTACATAGATCACAAAAAGGGTAAAAGAAAATACAAGGATAATAGTCCAGAATGGGTGAAACAAACAAATGATTAATATTTTTATAGGATACGATAGAAACGAAAAGATTGCGTACCATGTTCTATCACAAAGTATATTACGAAACGCAACAAGACCAATTAGAATAACACCACTCTATCAACCTAATATTAAATATGAATTTAGTAGAGAACGAAGTAAGATAGAATCAACTGAGTTTTCTTTCAGTAGATTTATTGTACCTAAACTTATGGACTATTCAGGTTGGGCATTGTTTATGGATTGTGATATGTTAATGAAAGCTGATATATCAGAACTATGGGCGTTAAGGGACGATAGATATGCGGTACAAGTAGCTAAACATGATTATGTACCAAAAGAAAAGACAAAATTTTTAGGACAAGAACAAACAATATATCCTAGAAAGAATTGGTCTAGTTTTATGTTGATGAATTGTAGAAAGTGTACAACACTAACCAGTGACTTTGTAAATACATCAACAGGATCACAGCTACATCAATTTAAATGGATAGATGATGATAACTTAATAGGTGATATACCATTAGAATGGAATTGGTTAGTTGGTGAGTACGATAAAAAACCTGATGTAAAAAACTTACACTATACAAAAGGTGGCCCATATTTTAAACATTATAAAGATTGTGATTATGCTGAAGATTGGTACGAAGAATATAACAATACTGTAAAGGTTGACATAGAATAATGGGTAGAAAGTATATAATAGACGAAACTGGACAATGGGAACTGGAAACTGTTATGACTCCTCAACAAGCTAAAAGATATCAAGCTAGACAAAGAACTTTAACTGTTTGGTTAAAAACAACAAGTGCTGGTCCTAAGAGAGACCTATTACAAGCGTTTGGTA